GTGAGCTGGTAGGGTCAGCTGGCAGTTGGCTATCTAAAATTCTAGGAATGGGCAAGTACCACATCAGGAAAAACTCCTTGTGGAACGGGCCTAGATCGTCCAAAGGCATGTCAGTGGAGGGTGGAACCCATGTGAATCGGCCACCTACGTTCAACACTACTGGCACCGGATCGGACATTGTGATATGTCATGAAGAATATATCGCAGACATCCTACCCACCACGAACTTCACCATCCAAACGTATGTCAACAATCCAGGTAACCCACAGCTCATGCCGTGGATGTCGCAGATAGCTGCGCTCTACGAGGAATTTGAGCTATTGGGCATGGTTTACGTATACAAGTCTACATGTGCTCAGGTGGCAGCTACATCTACAAACATGGGCTTAGGTACGGTCATCATCGCAACCGATTACGACTGTTTGGACACATCATTCGCAAACAAGAGAGCAATGGAAGCTGCGGAATTCTCCACCAGCGGCAGCCCCCTGGAGAGCCAGTGCCACCCCATTGAGTGTGACCCAAAGCGGAACACTTTGACGACTCACTATGTCGTCCCTGGGGCCACCACTGTGGCATCTATACCAGGTGACGCAAGGTTCTCAGTGCCTTGTGTCACATCAGTGGGCACAGTCAACATGCCCACGGGAAGCGGCACCGCGATCGGGGAACTCTGGTGTTCATACCATGTGCGATGCTCCAGACCGATCCTGGAAACTGTAGCAGGAACATTCTCTCAGCATATAACAGCAGTCACATCTGGAGGCGCTTCCGGGTCTGTAATTCTGTCGCGAAATACAGTGATAGGAGCCAACGGATTCTCACCGTCAACTTTCGGAAATCCGACCAGTGGGGCTTTAGCTCTATCATGCACAAACCCAGGCAAGTACCTGATTTTGTACACGGCCAATCTCAATTCCGTGTCAAACTCTGTTACGTTCACGCCTACGGTACCGTACCTAAGTGGAACTGCTACACTGGCAAATGTGGCTGGAGGAGGTGGACAATTGTTCGACACCTATCCTGTCAACGTGTCAGCCACAGTCTCAGCAGCTAACAGTTCCACCTCCACGTACACTAACTCATTCGTCTCTGCCAGCATCGTCAACTTTTCTTCAGTAGGCGATTACTGGGCATGCTACTTTCCACAGACTTCAACGGCCAATTTGACCGTCATCCACGATTACTTCATAACTAATCTGCCATTAGGCTTGGCATCAAGGCGTGGGAAGACAGTACAGCAGCAAATTCAGGAGGCTCTAGCCCCATCCGCAACCCGTATCAATGAAGGAGACTTATCCAACATAACGGCTTTGCCATGCAAGCACACAGATGGCCCCCCTCCGCGGGACGAACACATACAAACACCGGCGGCGGCGTCCACGACCACATCGCAATCGTCACCGCAACCCAGCTCGCAGGCACAAGCGTGCCCGCGTCGTCTTACATGCCAGGATGAAGGCAGTGGCGACGAGGAAGACACACCTGATGCGCTCGAGCAAACCTTGACTACTGCAGCCACAGTCATGTCCTTAGAGGACCAGGCCGCACTAGCTAAGATTCTTGTCAAGTATAAACCTTGACCATCTTTTGCGCCTTAAACCAGCGCATCGAAAAATCGGCGTGGGAGTCAACCCATGCACACAACCAAGAAGGAGATGGGATACCTCTGGAGGCGATATACAAATATCCGGAGTGCTGTTAAGAGCAGTAAC